TCTCAAATTCCGCATGGGAGTCTTGGTTGAAGTGTGTGAGTGGGAATGGTGTTTGTAGATTGTGTGGCGTTCCGGCTGAGTGTCCGAACATTCGTTGGATTGCGTACTGATCTGGGGCCCTGGTGCAATAGTCATAGGTGACATAACCGTCATAGAAGACTTGGTTTTGATTGCTTGTGTTGTTCCAGGTGGCGTTTATCTTGAAGCAGAGCGGTCCTCGGAAGTTTCGGTAGCATTGCATGTAACGGCATTGGAATGCGTTGGCAAGCTCGCCATTGAAAAAGATCTGTGAGATCGGAATCTGTGCGAAGGCGAGTCCATGTTCAGGGCGTTGCATTTGGATATCGAGGGCAAAGCTGTAGCGTTTGCAAATGTCGAGTATCGGGTCGAATACTTCGCCAAAGTGTGGCACTTTCGGATCATATGTGAGCGCATCTTCGGGGTCGAGGCAGATCGGTTTATACTTCAGCGGCGACATGCTAAAGTTGATCTTGCCAGCTTGACCAGATTGGGGTCTCACTTTCGTCTTGGTTGCACCCCCCTTGATAATCGGAGGGTTTTTGATGGTAATGGGACCGTCGTAGTGGCCAGACTGTGGTCGGGCGCGTCGAGTGCTCTTGGTTGATTCCGTTTCCCAATCTTCCTCTTGGGCCCAATCGTCAATTGAGCCAACACCGGGTGGTTTCAATTTTAGTCGACGGTCGAAAGTCGATGACAGAATTGAGATGCTCCGGTTTGAGCAGGAAGGGTTGCAGATTTCGAAGTCGGGACCTCCGCAAACGAAGATGTTGATATCAACGTTGGGCACCACGGTGGTGGGTGCTCGAAGGGCGGCTCCAACTCGAAGTGCGACGGTTCCGGCGAAGAAATCTTGGAATCGAAATGAGTCGTCAGAGGGGTTGGCAGAGAGTGGTTCTCCTGTCCAGATCATCTTCCATGGTTTGTCACCAAGGTAAGGTGTTCGGATTGCACCGCCGTTGTCACTAGATCTTACGTAGTATGAGGCAGCGTACTGGGAGAGCGAGGTGTTGTAGTCAGCAGGGGCTGGGCTTGAGTTCGGATGGAATGTCCAATCGAGGCGTCCTTCTTGGAAGTTGGACGAGACGACGTCGAATCCAAAAATCATCGAGCCTCTCCAGTGCTTAAATCCGAGACAGAAATAATCCATCTCAGGCGGAACCCACTCAGTGCCAGGTGTGTGTGTGTGAACGGGAGTCGAGG